GTCATCTTTCTAGTTTGTCCCTTCCGGTTGAATCTCTCGACGACTTGCATCGCCTCGTCGTTACTGTTGATCGGCCCGTAGAATATGAGCGTATCGGCCTCAGTCAGATTAAGACCATGCGCCATAACCTTTGGATGGCACAACAGTACGTGTGGATCTTTACTCGTCTTGAATGCTTTAATTATTTCCCTACGCCTTCTGGGAGTTACATCCCCATTAATAACTGCACAGGAATAGACCTTATGCAGGTGCTTCTGAAGCTCGTAAATAATCCCTTTGAATGGAACGATAACGAGAACCTTAGCATGTGCCTCATCAATACTTTCAATCAACAACTGGAGTCTTGGTCTGAAGTCCAGTGGAACATACACACCAGTTTCTGTTTGCTTGATCACACCACACAATAACTGCCTTATCTTGTTGATCTTATCCGCTGCGTTTATCGCAGAGATCTTCTCTCCAGATTTGGCCTGTAAAACATCTTTGTTCCTCATATCAGAGAACAATTTTTTCTGCTCATCCGAGAGGTCACATCTTCTTGTCTTAAATACAACAGGTGGTAAGTCTATGCAGTCTGACTTCTTGAATCTTACCGCAGGCTGAAGCGCCTTGAACACAGTTTCATGTGCATTCTCCCGCTCTACCCACTTGAACTGGTTGATCTGTCGCATCGTAAGATCCCTGAACGATCCAAAATAAGGAGTTACATTGGACGGCGTAGTCATCCTTGCCAATGCCCATGCATCGGTTGGAGCGTTAGGTGTAGGCGTAGCAGTCATTGGCCAGAACGTCATGTCTGGTCTGATCAGCTCGCACATCTTCTTATACATGGTGGTGCGTGCGTTTATATAGACAGAAGCTTCGTCGAGTATGAGCAAATCAATGTCTTTACGCGCTTTAAGCTCCTTTGATATAACCTCTACACCATCATGGTTTATTACGTAAAAGTCTACATCCTTCTCTAAATTGGCAATCCGCTTTTTACGATCTCCTACGAGTAAAGACGATGTTCTGTGCATGAGGAACGAGAATATCTCGTCCATCCAAACAGACTCCACTGTAGACAGCATGCATGCAATAAGGCACTTACGCACCATGCCCTGTTGCATAAGGTAATCTGCTGCCCATAACGAGCTTGCTGTCTTAGCAGTACCAGCCTCGTTAAGAACGTACATGCGTCGGTTTAACGTAAGCTGGGCTGCTGTGTACTTCTGGTGCTCCCATGCAGGGAACGGCCCTGGCCAATTGTAATAGTACAATATAGGGCTTGGCACCGGAACGCCTAAATTATTAAGTATCTTTGTTTCTTCCAGTCCGTGCGGAATACTTACGTTGTGACCTTTAAAATCTACGAATTCATAGCGATCTGGAAGAAACTCGTTTAACTTATTTAGATTCTTTACTCGGAGGAGAATGCTTTTCGTTTCCTTGTGAATTAACACTCTCCAACCACTCCTTTAAATCATCAAACCCACTTACATCGTTAACTAAAATCACCTTGCCCCCTGCACTCATAATTCTTTCTGCAGTGATCTTTTGCCTCTCGGTAAATGTTTTAGTTCCTGCCTTTGTTTCTACTGCGATGAACCTGCCTTTGAAGCATCCGATCATGTCTAGAGATGGCGCTCCCATGCCGTTAATTACCGGCCAATGGCTATACATGTCAGCGCCGTACTCACTGAGCAGGTCTTTTACTCGCTTCTTTACCTTACCCTCAGGCGTCATTTTCCTAAAAACTCCAGCATACGCATTGCTTTCACAATGTCCTTATCGCCACCCTTCTGCTTCTCGCGCATCAGGTAAACGATCGCATCACCTTTAATCCATCCCCTGAATTCTTCCTCAGTAAGGATATTCTTAAGAACTTTATATGGCTCATATACGCCCATGTTTTTATACTTCTGCTCATCTGTCAGGTGTGCAGATAGGTTGTTCTTTGTTTCTTCTGTGGCGGATCCTTTCAACATGGTTGCAGTGAACGCATCTTCTACTTGTTTGGTCGCTTTCATTTTTGCAACCGCTGCATGGATTATGGAACCTCCTACAGTATTTCTTATGGTTCTAGATACGCCTTCATTTATCTCTTTAGCAGCCTCTTTTGTAGATGCAGTAAGATCTTCGGTAAATAATTCCATCTGTTTCAGTTCTTCTGACATATTAATCTCCCTTATATTTTCCATTAAATTCACAATTAGTCACTGGGCAGTATTCTTTGCACAACCCAGATGGCTTCTTGTCCCACTTATCCTCGTTGTGGGCGATCTTAAATCGCTTAAGGTCAGGAATAAACTCCTGCCATAAGTCTTCTATATCACTTCTATGGTAGGTCTCTTTTGTAGACTTACCTTTGGTGATCCATTCAAACGAAGTATGGCACTTCTCAATCTTCGTCTTGGTGTGGAATATATACAACGCAAACAGTTTTAACTGCCTGCTATCGTCCTTAACCTTACCAGTCTTCCAATCGACAATCCACGCCTCAGTCATTTGCAGATGCATTACGTCCAAAATACACCGCATCCAAACATCCTTAGAAAAGAAATCACATGCATCCATATGGATACTGAGTGCTCCTTTTATCTCTGCGATCCTAAACCCGTCTTCTGGTATTTCGGAAAGCGTCTTTTTAACATGAGCAACAAGCTTATCATCAAGGGTGCTAGGAAGCGCTACGTTATCGTTTACAAGGGATGCAATCTTCTTGTGAACCATATCCCCAAACTCAGCTTCTGGACCGCTAAAATCCTCTTTAAACTCTTTTGTTACCTTAAGTGCCTGATATTTCCTTGGGCAACTTAAAAACATATCCAGCGTAGTGATGCTCCAAGGTAGCGCCTTCATGATTATTTGCTCATGAAGTTATTGGCTAACTCGAGTTTAACCTTATCAAGAATATTTTCATAGTCAGGATCGGTATTCTTAACAAATGCACCGTTGAAGAACGTGCCGTGACGAGTGTTAAGTTCGGTCAGTACAAGTAGCAATCCATCGATTAAGTCATCATGACCTTTCATTCTAGCTGTACGGTCTATCGTGTTGATTATCTCGAAAAGATTACATGCTAGTGTAAAACTGTTTTTCCTTAAAATACTATCTGCCAACTTCCCTAACAGGAACCCCAGAAACTGGCTAGCTACTGGAGTATCTTCAGTAGGTGTCGCTGACCTTGCAGCAAACTCATCATGCATAGCGGAGAATGCATCGATCTTTAGCTGCTCTATGTTTGCGATCATAATGCATACAACAACCATATCACATAGTGCGTCGAATTCTAGTGCTGCTGAGTCTGCTCCGATGAGTTCACTGAACTCAGTCATCAATTTTAGGAACTGATCTTTCGAAGTAGATTGAGATACGATGTTTCTGTCGATTCCCCACTGAGAAATTCCGTGCCAGTGGCTTTTGAATTCTTCATATCGATCGTGTGATGTATCAAATATGTGTCGGCTCATTTTAGTTCTATCCCCTTTACAGAAGCTATTTTCATTAGATGAAGTGCTTGTGATACTGCATCGTCGATCGCAACGTGGCTGGTGTAAGTATCGTTATTGTCGTGCGGTACGTCTTTAAACATATTGCGAATGGTTCTGTAGCATCTATCCCCCTTGTAGCTCCAGGGTAGTGGCATGGCAAATTTGCGATATGCATAGCTTAACAGTACGTTATCAAATGACGCGCCATTGCCCCACATAAGAACTTCAGAAGGGTCAGATGCACTTTCGTAAACCCAATCTCCAAAATTAGCCAGTGCTTCTACTACACGCATACATGCATTTGCAGGCACGCTAAATACTGCTGATCTAGCTTCATCTGACTGCATCATCCACCAGTTAATAGTTGATGCATTGATAGAGAACCCGTTTCTTATGGAGTCTTGAAGTTCTATATGCGTGTAGAAGGTACTATCAATCTTTCCTGATATCGGATCGAATGTGCACGCCCCTATAGACAATATGCACGCCCCTGGCTCATTGCCAAGCGTTTCTAAATCTAGCATTACATTAAGCATTTATTCTCCCTTTATGGCACCTTTACTGTTTCTTGGATAACTTCTATTACTTTTAACAGAAGTCGCTCTTAAATTGCTCAATGAAAGTCCAGATCCACCTTTGCTGAGTGGCTTCTTGTGATCAACATCCTGTCCTTTCTTGACCAATCCTTTCTTGATCATAAGGCGTCTTGCTTTTCCTCGGATCAATTTATTCGCATAGTCACCACGTTGCACTGCGGTTTTATGCTCTTGTTTATAGTCTCTTACATAATTAGGACTGCTTGGCATGATACCTCCTTAAGAGTTATAAAGTTTGTGCAGGTAAGATCGTACTATGTGTTGTTGCTTCCTCATTTGATTAATTTCGGCAATAAATGACGGCTCTTCTAATCCTAGCTTGAACCGTTCTTCCATATCTTTTAATGCTTCCTCGGACAGCTCAAGGACATTTTGAAAGAATTCTATTTGAACATGCTTAGGAGAATTTTCATTCACCCCTTCGAATTTATTTATATCTGCCAGTTCTTCTGCGGTAAAGTCCATACTACTCCTCTGTTATGCTTATCGATGCATCAAGTGCTATGTACGACGCGATGCTGATTATCGTGATAATGAAATAGGATATGAGGCTCAACTCAAACAGTTCTAGTGCGCCGGTGGCCCCTGCATGAAGTGTCAGTAGCACTAGCACATTCGTTACGATTGACATCGATATTCTCATTCTATGTCTTCCCCTGCGAGTAAACCAAATATTGCAAATATTACAGCTGCTAATATAGTTAAGGTTGTGGCCCCAGCTACACCATCGTTCATAATTCCTACTGAATGCAGGTGGTTTATATCCATT